ATATTCCGTTTCGAGTGGTCCTGTTATTTTCCATTTAAGGCTCACTTGAGTATAAAAGGGTGATTGTCTTACAGAACCCTTCCATTGGTCACTATCTACCTCTATAACCGGTGCGTTTGGATCATTTGCCTTTCTTGCAAAATATCTAACTACATATCCCCACAAATAATCTTCGTCCTCGGGTACAGGAATATAGGAAGTTGGTGCAAACCGCAGTTGTCCAAAACTAACTTTTGTTCGGGGCCCCATTAGTGTAATATAAGTCATCAGTGACGCAGCTGCGGATGCTTGATCCTTTGTCATTTCACTAAACTCATTATCTGGTTGATTTTTCATTTCAATTATTTCCTCACTCAGAGATGCTTTCAGCAGAATTTGGTGCAAATTGTGCAGATATATCGGTTGTCCAGTCCGTTCCTGATATTGAATGTTTTATATTGGTTACCCTCCATAACCCATTCATATAATATTCGGTTGGTACACCCGTGCAACTAAATACGTCCCATAGACGAATACCTTCTATCCCATCAAGTTGCATACTTAACTCAATTCCATCAAGTGCCATGTTGTATTTCACACAATTTTTTGGATTTCTATCATGCTTCAACAAGGATTTCATTCTATTTGGGTGGGGGTCTACAAACTCAATGTCAATAACGGGTTCATCATCGTCCCCAGTAGATAGGTTTTCATTACCATCGGACATCCCTACTGCGACGTTGCCATACGCATTGGTAGCACCATCCCATACATATATGCCCATAATATAGCTTTGCTCATTGGCATATTTTTTAGACCCCTGCTTATTTTTGCTTTTTTGATATGTTTTGCCACTGGGATCCAAAACTTTAGCGGTCTTAAGAACCATATCCTCATCCTTTCTAGCATAAAAGGCAGAATCTGCATCACCACTCTTGTTGCCGAATAAAACCATACCTGCAATTTCACCGGGAATACTTACATCAACACCACATGAACGAATTATACTATTTTTTTGATGTGCCTTGAATATAAAAGTTTTATCACTACGTTGAACTTCATCAACTGTGTTTGCTGAAAATTTTCTATCCTTGATGGTTAATTGCGTATTGTTCGGCATTTCAGGGAATCTCCCAACTATATCAAAGTCCCATATACCACCAGCTGCTTGGGACATTTTCTTCAAAATAGTCCTAAGTATTGAAGTTGCGGTCTGATTGTTTTTTACCGCATCCTTAACAACTTTTAAATTTACAAACAGATCCTTTATTCGTCCCGAATACCCATTGGAGTGAAAGGTCTTGTCTTCCGAAACATAATAATCAGGAAAAGCTTTGACTTCGAACTGACCCTTTTGGTAACTACCGTTGTCATCACCGTCAATGTGGGGGTGAAGTGTCATGAGATTATGAATATCGTCACGTGGAGATTTTAACATTGCTTGCTTCAACCCTGCTTCACCGTCACCAAGTGTTCCTGGTGCAAGGCCTTCCATTGCCTCTACCATTGCGATAAACGCATCTCTTTGTGGATTGTTTTTGCCCCTTGCAAGTATATTATAGGATTCCGATTCATTCTTTTTCTTTAAACCGTCCTCTTCATACTCAGTTGGTTGGGCAGATGAAAACCACCCAGGGTCACCACTCTCACCTGCCATACCAATGGTATTTCCTCTAAATTGTTCCAGATTGTGTCGGGGTGCCATTGCGTTTGGAATTAGCAATACACTGCCATCAGTTGATTTTAAGTTGGGGTGTGCAACACATCGTTCTTCATCGATATGGAAGGAGAATTGTTCCGCGGCCGTAGCCTCCGACTCTTTACCGAAGAAAACATTTAGTATATCAACCAACCAACCAAGTGTTATATAAGATGCATCACTTGGTGAACCTGCCATATACTGCTTATTATCATCCGTTCCCAGTGCCGCTGTAGTATTTCCGAACGCAAAATATCTTCCTTGTGATGCAAGGATACTTGTCTTGGAGAAGGGATTGTCCATGTGCTTCGAGACGAGTTTCTGCATACTTGGAGTTGAATATCCGTCATCAAACCACGAATTGTCATCTGGGTCTTCGTCTTGCTCAGTCACGATTTCATCCAAAAAATCATTCACAAAATTCTCTAAATCAAGTACGTGATCTCCTTTTTTGGCTTCAGTATCGTCAACTTTAGTTGCCGTCTTGTTCAATGATTGGGCAATTCCCGACATACTCATGGCCTCAACTGTAACATCATACCCTCCGTCATCACGCAAAGAATAATTATAATTCGTAATCATACCAAGAACAAACGAATAATTTCCCTTACCCTTTCGTAGTTGAATTTTAGTTTTGGAAACGGAGTTCCATAACCCAGTCTGACCCGTTCCTTCTCTGTAAATATATGTCATACCATCAACAAGGTCGTGCCGTTGTAGAGGTTTTAACTCTCGATCAGGATGGGATGCACGAACCGCATTGATTTGATGAAGGGCCATCGCGACATGATGTGGCTCACCGGAAATTGTGTCAGGTGGGGAGTTTTTCTCCTTTAAATCAATAAGGGCATCACGTGGAAAAGTATTCCAACCCCATTCAACCAGCACAGTATTTCCAACAGTACAAAAATAAGGAGAAATATAATCAAGTTGGGCCCGACTCCATACAGTAAACTTTATAGTTGTTTTCTTTTGTGCCTTTGCAGGACCCATATCCTCGCAGTCAATCCCAGTTACACCAGGAGAAGGTCGATGTTTAAAATCGGGTTCTTCCATTATATGAGGTTTTTCCTTTGTGTCATATCCCATTACACTCTGACCATCAGTACCCAGATCAGGATTAAACCCATACATATCCTCAAAATTATCCACACCATGTAAAACAAATCCCTCAAAACCATCCTTCATTGTATTTGAAACTACCCGAGTCCATGCAGACTTTGGACCCTTATATGTGCTTCCAACATAGTCATCACTCAAAAACATCTCCGAACGGTAGTTGCTGTGACCTGCCTCATAATCAAAATATCCGGCATCTTCCACTCCACCAATTTGGTGGTCTGCGTGTTCTCCTGGCCAGGGAGAGGATTTTGTATAATAATTTCCAAAATTTTGTTCTCTTCTCAAAAACTCCGCACGAACAAAGTTTCTGATATGAGTCATAGTTGGATAGTTACCTCTATGTCTGTCATCAAATCCTACGGAGGTTGGTTCTGTTGCCGACAACCACGTTGGTTGTTTGTTCATCAAATCCTCATTGGCTGCGGCTTTGTCCTCAAAAAACGGGGCAATTTCACCCACCGCCTTTTTGACCATATCACCCACCGCACCCAATGCACTTCCGAGTTTTGAACCCATGAGGTCCGAACCCATTTTTGATATTGCATCAGTAAAACTCATGACACTATACCTTAGAGTTTATTTTGTTGTGGTCAACCAAAATCTCTCCAATTGCACGTGGAATTCTTATTTGTGTTCCTGGTTTGACATACATTGAACCTGCGATATTGTTGGCGGCCGCAAGCACCCACCAATGATTTGGGTTGTCATAAAACTTATATGCCAAATGATCCAACCTTGTTCTTTCCACTATAACCAGATATGTATCTGATGATCTTTGTTTGATACGGGGGAGCAATGTGGTTCTAAGTGCACCTTTTCCATTTTTAAGCAAATTTAGTTTTGTTGATTTATATCTCATATCATGTATTCTGAAAGTTTATTTTTTGCTGAAAATGCTACCAATGCTACGAGCAAGCTTGCCCAAACCCCGGCCGGCGTTTTCAAGAGCCGAAGGGTCTCCTGTTTCAAATCCTTCGGGGTTTCTCGGGTATGTATTGAGAGTACTATTAAAACTTGATCCCTTTTGACCATAACCCACTGGAATCGTATCCTTCTGCCTCTCTCCACGGGACGCATATCCAACAGGTCGTTCATTCTTGTGGTCACCAAAGTGACGATTGGTAGTTTCAGGTAGTCTCTTTTCAAGGAACGTCATTGATACGGAAAGTGTAACCTCAGTTGGATACTTTGCAGTATACAAACCTTGTTGCTCTCGCTGGATGGTTTTATTCAAATAATCATACTTATCGTGATCACCCGTATATGAATTATTTGATAATTCCCACTGACCTTCATTTGGCAAAGTAACCGCAACGGATGTAATAATTGCTGGTTGGTTTTTATACAAATCCCCCAAATTAAATTTAATCATAGGTGGTTCAATAAACGAAGAACCAGAATTTTTTTTCGTGGACTCTGTGTAACTTGCGGGTTTTGTCAAACCACATAGATGATTTATTCGTTGCCACATCGGGTGCAACTCCTCTACACCAAGTGCGTGTGCAGTGAAATCAATTGAAAACGTGCGACCACATCCTCCATATATCTGAACCGCATCTGCCCTTCCTAGATAATTAATCCCATTCCATGTTGCATCAAATTGATCAGACATTGAATTGATAAATGCACGGAACGGAATGTATTTTTTATTAACCAAGTCGTGAAAATACAATGCCACAAAGTCTGATTTTTCCAAGGCTTTTGTAACGGGATTATTGGAACCCGAACCCCGTGGTACATCCAACACACTCAATGCATTAAACTTGTCAATTCTAGCATTTGCAGAATCGGCACCCGCACTATTTTTTGACAATCCACTATAACTTGGCATTTTCATATAAGGGGATTTCTCAAAAGTTCTCTCTTCTCGGCCGGTTGTTCGACCATTTACAATATTAACACGTGTATATGTGTCCTCATATTTTTCTTCAGCACCCCTTGTTATTTGATCAATGATTGACTTTGGTTTTACGTCACTTAACACACCAGATGAAGTCACCGACTTTGGATCGTTAAGTTTTTGTTGCATTGCAGAATCATAATTATTTTTAAACTTTTCATATTGTGCTTGCGCTGCACCTCGATCCTTACCACTATAAATGGGTGTGTAGTGTGAATTGTCCACATGAGGACCACTCCACGCAACTTGAGATGCTTGTCCCGTGTTATCGTCACCCGTTAACGTTGAACCCTTTGGAATTTGGTTGTCGGGATCACCTACTAGATTTGGATACGATGTTTTTTTGCGTTGATCAACCGTTTCCGCAATTTTGGATGAAGTATTACTATTGTAATCAAAGTTATCCTCTGAGCGGAGGTTCTTGACTTGGGTGGGAGTTCCTTCTGGTAAAATCGGTTTATGTACGTTGTTTATTTTTTCACGTGCTTGTTGTTCATCTTTAACAGAATTGTCTGAACCAACACTTCCATCAAGTCTTTGTTGCATTTCTTGAATTCGGCCATTAAGTCCGTCTGGTAATTCTCTTACTCCCGTTTCTTTGTTGTAAACGACACCCGATGCTCCCATGTCATATGCCTTGCCCTCCTCGGGACTATATTTTGCAGGACCAAAACCAGTCGTTGGTGGAACGGGAACTCCATTGAGTCCACCACCCGCACCTTCGTCATTATTCAGTATATATAAGTTTTCTAGATATGACTTGTTCGTATCAATACCATAAGTTGGCACGACTCGACCACCAGAAAGAAAATTTGGTCTATCCCCAAATTGGGGCATTCTATTCTCTTTTTGCAAAGACTTTCTGTCAATTGGTGTTACACCTGCATTTTGATTGCCACCTCCAAGGATTGCTCGTTTGAAGTCAGCTTTAAGTTTATCACCCAGATTTTTGAATATACTCATATATTTGTAAATATTAAAGTATATATTTTTTATATCATTCTTCGGCAGCGGCTGCTAATGCCTTACTGACCTTTTTACTATCAAGATAAACTGCTATACCACCACTTTTCATCAACCCAATGAGTTCCGCAAGGTTGGCTTCGGTAGTAGACATATCAGTTGATGAACCACCACCTGCCGTATTCGTAATTGGGGTAGATACTGTTGCAAGTGTTTCCGTAACGGCAGCTGTTCCGACCTGACCTTCACCAAGACCACTCATTTCTTCGATGGGAACTCCACCACCGCCTAGGTTGGTTTGCTCCACTGCCCGTGCTTCTGATCCGGAAATTGCGGCGGTGGCCACTTCAGCAAACACTTCTGCTTTGTGATCGGGTATCGTTGATAGTGCGGCCACAAACGCATAAATTGAATCCGTTGCTTTAGCCATTCCCGTGACAAACGACTCGGATGCTATCGTCCCCAATCCAGTCAATATGCTTGCCATTGTCTCTGCTCCTGGGCCCATTGCCTTGGTGACATCCGCAAACGCACTTAAACTGGTCATCAACTTGTCCAATGGAGATTCCTTCTTCTTTTCCTTTCTACCAAATAATCTAGAGAAGAAACCACCGACACCACCACCACTATCATCACCTGTCATTGCTCTCATAGCATCTCCAAATTTCATCAACCCAGCTGCCAAACTGGAAATACCACTTCCATCAAATTGGACTTCCGACAATTTAATCAGGGAATTGGATGCCTTTTCTATATCAGGACCAACTTCACCGATCCGAATAAATTGTTCCATTGGATCAAGTTTTTGAACTTCTTGCTTGTCACCCCCACCGAACAAACTTCCAAAGAATCCAGTCACACCATCAGCAACATCGGCAATTGTATTAGACAAACGACCCGATGCAAGTGAAGAAAGTGCCTCACCGATTGCAGAAATTCCGGAAGCAGCTGCTATCAATCCCTCTGCATTGGTACTCATAGCCGCAAACGTATCAAGCATATTGGTTAAGTTCTCCATTCCTTCTGATTCAGAGAATATATCGTTTGCCCATAACATAGTCCATGCAATGTTACTAATTCCATCAGCAATGTCACCCAGTGCATACCCCACATCAGAAGAAAGACCACTTAAATTGGAAAGTCGTGTTATTGAATCGGCAGCTGCTTGTAAATCCTTACCATGTTTACCTAGACGAATCATCTTATCAAGTGGATCTTCTTTTTCCGCAGGATCTTCATTGAACCCAAGGAAACTTCCGACCTTTCCGATTGCTCCACTGACGAAACTACCCGCCGCGCTTGCAACTTCACCAACTGCACCCCCGATTCCAAGACCAGCAAGGGCAAATCCAACCGCACCAATGGCGGCGGCCGCAAACATAAGATCGCCGGCAACCTCAGAAATTGCAACCATCTTATCAATCATTGGATTTAAGGATACACTCAACTCGGCAAGTGCAGGAGCAGCTATCATCGCAGCTCCACCAAGAACTGTTATTGCGCCTGCAAGGCCGACCATAACAACTCCCGCAATGACGGCTGGAATTGCCAGAGCGGCAAATCCAAGAATAGTGATCCCAAGTAAACCCAATGTAAGAACACTTTCTAGAGTTATATGAGTCAATGACTCACCAAGCATGGACATCGTAGTTGCAAGAAAACCAAGAGCAGGAGCTGCGACTATTGCAGCCAGACCCAAAGCACCAAGGGCAACTGACATAACCCCAATGGCAATTGCCCCCAACATCATCGGAACAATCATCAAACCAAGTCCAATCACCGTTGCCCCAAGTAAAGCAAGTGTTGCCACGTTTTCAAGGGTAATCTTGGAAAGTGACTCCACCATTCTATCGAATCCAGTTGCCAACAATTCAATCCCAGGAGCAACAAGATCAGCCACCAAACCAAATGCGGACAATGCAACTGCAATAACCCCAAGTGAAATTGCACCCATTATAATAAGAGGTAACAAACCACCCAAGAATGCAAACGAAACTCCCAATGCAAATATAACACCGACTTGTTCTAATGTAAGTTCAGACAACGCACCTGCCATCTTAACAAACGCATCAGCAACAAGACCCGCTGCATATCCTGCTATAAGAGCGGCAACTGCAAACGGAATCATTGCCAGACCCAATGCTCCGATTGCCAATGCACCCATCAGCACAAATCCAATTATAGGTGGTGCACCTAATATCCCAGCAACAATAGCAAGAACAGAAATTGCAGCTATAGCACCCCAGACTGCACCCCATGATACATCTGCGAACATACCGAACGCATATGCCGCTGGAATAAGTGACGCACCGAGGACTGCAACTGCGAACGCACCCTTTAGTATTTGAGAACCAACGTTTCCTAGTGCAACTGCGGCGGCAGATAAAGTCCCCAGAATAAGAATTCCCTTAAGAACCGAACCCCAGGAAACTGATTCAAATTCTTGAAGTGCCTTGGCGGTAATCCACAATGCACCTGCAAGTGCAATTAATCCTATGGCTGCTTTAAGCATATCCTTTACACTTAAATTACTCAAACTCTTTATTAATGACTCAACTCCTTCACCCACTCCTTGTAGTATCGAGGCAATGCCTTCTCCGATTCCTTGAGCAAGTGAAGCAATTGCCTTGCCCAATCCATCTGCAAGACCCGCTACACCCCGGCCGATTTCAGTTGCGACGTCGGCTACTGCCTTTCCAAGTGAACTCAACGCACGACCCACTCCGTCAGCAAGACCTGCAATTCCATCTCCTATTGCGGTCAATAGATCACGGAGTAAACCTGTCAATGATTGAAGACCTTTGGTGATGCCTTCAAATAATGCTTTGATTCCCTTTCCAATTGCTTCTGCAAGTGCTTGAATTCCACCACTAATACCCTTAACCAAATCACCAATTCCCTTACCAACCGAACCCAATGCCGTTTTTACCCCCTTAGACACACTCCCGATTGCATCACCAATTTTTTTAGCACCGTCCTTTACCCAGTCAGTAACTGACTTGAAAATACCTCCAAGGCCTTTTTTGAATTGCGTCATGAGTGGTGTAATTACCTTCTTCCAAACAATAATTCCTAAAACTATACTACCTATAACCCTCCCAACAATATCCCCCGCATCACTTACGAATCCAAGACTTTTTGCCATCTTATCGATCCAATCCACCACGGGTTGCATTGCTTCACGGATGTAGTCAATCGCCATGCCGATCAATTCAAACGGATATAAAATCCAACCAACCAACTTAAATATGAAACTAAGAATTGGTACTAGCATCTCCATTGCAACTTCAACCGCAGGTAATAATTTTTCACTAAGATCAATCATCATTTCATTAAACTTATTTTTGAGTTGATTCATTTTTTCTTGTTGAACCTGCTCTTTAAGTTGTTGCTTCATTCTATCGGCCGCATCCTGTGTTTCTCCACCACGAAGTGCTTCAAGTTCTTTTTCCAATGCGATTGCCTCATCACCATACTTTGCTCTAAATGCAGCTTGGTCTTTTTCAGATTGTTCCATCTTCATTAGATTTTCAACACTTGTTCCGAGTGCTTCTGCAGCTGCTTTTCTTTGTAGAAAGTTCATATTTTCAAGACCACCCATTTCTTTGAGAAGTCTGCTTTGTTCTTTCATCACTCCCTCTGCATCACCTGCAAACGATAATTGCCTTAAACGGTCCATGCTAATATGAGAACCCAGCATAGTGCTTAGTGCCATTTCCTTGTTCATGGAACTTTCAAAGTCAACCATTGACTCCATTGTACCTGCCACATCATTTAAACTCGTTCCAAGTTGCCTTGCTTTCACCGCGGCAGCTGCCAATGCCCCAGGTGCTTGACCCATAAATGCCAATGCGTCTTCACTTGCGTTTGCAATGTCTGCCATTACTTCGTCTGCATTGACTCCTGCCAAATTAGCAGCCGAAGCAACTGCCATTGTCATATTGTTGGCTGCGTCTCCTGCAGCTACACCCATCATTCTAAATTTTTCCATTGCACCCGCTGCGTTTGCATCGGTTACTCCAAGACCCTCGGATAATTGTGCAACCGTTGCGATTGCTCCTGGCATTACCTTAAGACCAAATGTTCCAAATTTTTCGGTCAACGCAGAAGCTGCTCTAAAACCACCTTCAAGTGTAACTCCCATGTGAGCAAACTCTACGTTCACCCGCCTCACTTCATCTACGATTGGTCTTACTGCATCTAAAGTTCCTCCTACTTCCTTTCTAAAATCTCTAGCTGCTCCTTCCAGTTCCCCAAATCGTTGGAATGCCAAAAACAATAAACCCGCAATTGCAGTTATCAAAATAAACGGACCACTTAGCAACTTACTTAATGCACTACCCAAACCAGATAAACCATTTACAAACGAACCCATTCCACCTGCAATTGCTTCTGTTGCCGAGCCACCTGCGTCCATTATTTTGAAACTTTCTTTTAATGCACCACCGAATGCGTTCTTTGCAATGTCCGCAGCTTCTCCGAGTGGTCCACTTGCATACTTTGAAAGCAATCCTCCGATCAATGGAATTTTGTCCAACGTACCTGTGATACTATCACCGATGCTATCAAATCCATTCATAACATCATCGACCATTCCACCATAGTTTTTCATGAAGTTTTTCATGCTGTCATTATATTGGTCAAGTTCTTCGCGAAGTTGCTTATTGACTCTTAATGCTTCTGCGGAGCTCCGGGTGACCTTGGTTATGTTATCTTTTAAATCATTTTGATAATCTGCCATACTTTGGGCTGCTCCTGCGCCTTTGGCAAAATTGGCAACCATTGCTTCTTGACTCACAAGAAACTCATCGTGAAATACATTCGCAGAGACCAATTGCCCATTAAGAGTTGCCATTTGGGTGTTTGCTTGTTGTAACGACTCTTTAGCAGCCTCCAGAGCATCTTCTTGCGCTTTGTATCCAGATGATCCCTCTGGAAGTAAATCAAGTTTGGATTGTTCCAACTGAACTGTCTTAACCAAATCATCATTGATTCTTTTATCAAGTTTACTTATGTTGTCGCTTACGTCAAGTATTGCGGTTTGTACTCTGATTCGTTCATTGTCTATAACGGCCTGTGCAGATGCTTGATCAGTTGCAAGTGACATTTCTGCGCCAAAGTTTCTTGTTGCTTGAGCTATGCCTATAGCTGCCTTCTTTGAAGCAGTTAAACTTTGTTGCATTTCCTCAATTTTATCATCACCAACAATTTTAAGATTCATTGATGATGATGCGTCTACTAAATTATCTCTAAAATCGTTAGCGAGATCAGAAACTGTCTGCATATCCGGAAGCAGATTTGCTTTAAGTGATGCTTGTATTTGACTGGAAAATGATGCAACGTCTTTTATTACGTTTGCATCTGCATCAGGTCTTTCCGAAAGTGGGTCTGCCATGCGCCAGACTCCTTATGGCCAATCAACATCATACGTTTCCCCATCAAACGCAGGATTATTTCGTATTGCTTTCTTTAAATCTCGTTCGTTTGAAATACCAACTCGTTTCATTTTTTCTTTGAATTTTTTGGTATCATCAATATATTCCTGAAATGCTTTTCCGATCACAGGGTTTGCAAAAAAAGACGCACCGAGTTTGGTTGCTTTTGTTTTGAAAATTGCTTTTACCAACGAACCGAGGAACTCGTTTAATTGTTCTTCTTCGTTTAACTGTTGTTTCTTTTTCATATAAAATAATTTTATTCTTAATCAGATTGAATAGTATATACGTATAAATATACACCAACCATCAGTTTATGACGGATAAAATTATCTATATGATCTAGAAGGTGTGGGTGGTTTTGATGGTCGAGACCCCGAACTCGTTTTTGCCTTTGCCTGAGCTTTCTTTACTTGCTCGTTCTCTTTGTCTTTTACTTCAACAAGCTTCCGACCATAAAACCGTCTAAGATAAATCGGAAGATTATACACGATGTCTTGAGTAAATGCCCCTTCACTATAATAGCAAAGGTTAAAAATCTCTTCGTGTAGTTGAACCTTATACTCGGGCGGTAGGGTAAAAAAAGTCGACCCCAAGGGGGATCGTCATCCTTTCAGTATATCCGGTATCTTCGGATTCAAAATTAAACGTCATATCCAAGTCAGGAGTATTGTCTCTTGCGTGTTCTCTGAACGCAAGTGAATCTCTTGCAAGAAGTTCCTTGTCAACGAAAGACTTGATTTTTGCTCTGTCTTCGTCTCCGTCAAGTGCCTTGATAACATACTTCAATCGTGTTGTAATTTCAGCTGTTTCGTTCTTATTCTTGGTAAACTTCTTCAAACTCTTCATTTCCATATCAATTGCTTGCTCATCTGCATGAGTCAACAAACTCCAATGGATTTTGCGTTTACTGAATGGGAATTCAAATTCAAACAAATTACGTCCTTTGTCATGCTTTTCAAAGTCAAATTCCTTTGCGTCAAGTTTTGCCAAGTCAATGGTATCTTCTACATCTTCATTGTTTGAAGGGTCTTTGAACTTGATTTTGTATTCTGCACCATAAGCAAGAATACGAGCTGCAATAAAAATTGCATTCTTGTCACCCACCAAAATATCGTCCAACTTGACGTTAGGTGTAACAATAAGTTGTTCAAGCAACTTATCAAGCACCACACCCTTTTTGATAAGGTTTTGACTTGTAAGAATATCTTCCTCCTTTGCAGTCATGTATTTGATGTCAATCTTTCCACTTGCAAGTGGTGAACTTGGATCATAAAACCAACCTTGACTCGGCAAATCAACCACTTCACTTGGATACTCAAACTTCTGAACTCTGTCTGTTTGTTGAGATGCTTGCGTGTTTGGTGCAGTCACCTTCGGTGTTTCTTCCGTTGTCTTTTCATTGGCAGCCTGTGCTTCCTGTGCATCACGCTCCAATTGTTCCCTAACCTGTTGAGGAATTTCTACGTTTCCGTCTTCGTTTGCCATAATTTGTAACCTTTATTTGTAATTTGTAAAATACACTATTACAAATATATATACATATTGCAAGACTTTTTTGCAAAAAGTATATTAAAAAAAGTAGAAATTAACCTTCTAACGCAAACTTCAAGATAGCATCAGTTTCATCATAACCAAAGAAATTACTATCCTTTTTGTTTTTCCACGTCTTGTGAATAGTAACACCTATAGTTTGGTCATGGAAAACAAGTTTCTTCCCACCCTTAGTTACAAACACAAGGCGTCCTGAATTTGTGTCTATGTCATATGGTCTGCGAAACTTGCCTTTCTTTACAAGACCTAGAAGAAACTTTACAAGGCCAAGCATGGCACTACTCAGACCTTCGTTTACTTGCTCCGAGGATGTTTCGGTTTTAACTTCTTCAAAAAGTTCAAGAATTGTTTTCTTTAATTGTGTCTTGTTCATGTTCAATAAATATATACGCAAATAAAAAAAAACTCCCCATTGGGGAGTTTTTAATAAACTGGATAGTAAATCGTGTAGATTAGTATTGAAGAATTGCGTAATCGTATGCAATGTCCAACTCAACAGTTGCAACGTCACCTGTGTCCCATGAAAGGTCAGAGAACGTAGTTCCTGCTACAAACGCACCCTTGATTGTCCATTCTTCAACCAAGTCACCGACTGGACCAAGAACATTGATAGTCAAGTCCTTCTTGTAGAAGTCGGCATAACCATTTCTACCCGTTACAGATTCGTGGGAGAGACGAACCCATTCCATTGCAGCCTGCGCCGCACTTGGTACGATTGGATCGTACATAGAAAGTGTGATATTATTCCATTCTGCCTTACCAGCACGAACCTTGCGTTTAATGTTAATGTGGTCAAGAGTATTAACATCGATTGTGATGTTAGGTCTTCCTACACCTTTAATAAGGTATGCAGGTACTCCGTCCATATACATGATAAAACGATTGGCCGTCTTTGGTTCAAAGGCCGTAAAAAACATTTCTTGTGTTTCAACTACTTGTGCCATTTTTTAAATTCTCCAGTTTGTTAACGATTACTTTTAATAAATATCATCCAAAAACTCTAAAACATCATTTATGAATGATAATAAACATAAATATGTGCTAAACAAAAAAATATATTTATTTATCTTTCCTTAATTTTTTTCCTACTAGTTTTGCAGAACCATACAATACAGCCCCAATGAACTGAAAGTGTTGTGGTCCTGGCCATGGAAACGATAGTCCTATCATTCCAGTCGCAAATAAAGTCAACAATGCCATTCCCTCGGGACCTGCAAATAACGAAGATAATGAAAACCCACCACCGAGGGCCAGAATCATATCAGTCATATCAAAGTCATAGTCTGCATTACCCGTAAAAGTCATGTTTAACCAAATGTAAATTAGAATACCCGCAACTGCCATTCCTGCAATTCTCTTGGTTTTGGGGTGTTTAGCCAAGAACGCATCCAAATCCTTGAGTTTTTCTTCTGTCCATTTGCCTACCTTGGTGCTTGCAAGGTACTCACCAATTGCCTTTATTACATCCTTATATGCCTTAAATCCCTTTTTAACGAGTTTGAACAACCACTCCATGCTAAACTTAATCTTAGCAAAGAATTTGAATACAGTTTTATCAAGAAACAATTTAACCAAGTCCACCAACTTAAAGGCGGCAATGGATGCAAGTTCTTTTATAAACCCCCAAATCTTTTTAAGTCTTGATGGTATACCCAACTCATTCAACATAGAACAATCCTCGTCCAACTTGTGTTCTCTCACAAATAAAACGAATTCATCATATTGAATTTCCGTCAATAAATCTGTCAATCTGAGTTCCGTCATACTTACAAATAAATATATACCGAAACAAAAAACCCCTCTATAAAAAATAGAGGGGTTTTAAGTGATTTTATTTTACTTTTACAAATTATCCGTCAAAACTTGCTCCAGTTGATTGGAGAGTAAAGTCAAGAACGATAAACTCAACTGCTCTTGCAGGTTGCAAGAAGATTTGACCATACAGAATATTTCTGTCAATCAAGTCAGGTGTGTTGTTAGATTCATCCATGACTACACGGAACGCATACAAACCATGTCTTTGTTGTACGTTTTCGAGATACGGATTAACGATACTCAAGAAACGTTGACGTGTTGCAGTTACGTTTTGTTCAAAGATAAGATACCTTGCAGAACTTGCAATGAACTTCTTAACAGTGATAAGCAATCTACGGACATTAACCCTATCCAACGCACTCGCACGTCTTTGTAGAGTCTTTTGACCGAAAGCAACGATGCCTTGTCCAGGGAACGCAGCGATTGGATTAACCTTGCCTTCATACAGATCGTCTCTTTCCGCAAAGTTAAGTCTGTCCATAACGGAAACTGCTTGCTCAAGACCACCACGATTCAAACCGGCAGGTGCGAACCACTCTGCGGAAACCTTATCGTTGGCCGCATAGACTGATGCCATGAGTGTACTTGGTGGGAATGGTTGCAATTTGTTCGTTGCAGGATCTATAATCTTAACCCACGGATAATATGTAGCCGCATAGTTACTATCGATTGTAGATGCCTCTGAAATCGCATCGTCCACTCTACCAGGTTGGTCGTGTGCCGATACGCAATCAAGAATGTAAAACGCATCCTCACGACTTTCACACAAGTCAACACCACGGTTGATTACTGCTCTGTGCAGATCAAGACTCAATCCCGGTGTAACAAGCAAGTTAATATCAAACTCGTCTTGGTTACTAAGGGCAGCGAATGCCTTGAAGTATGCCTTCGTTCCAGTCGAGAAACGTTTTGAACAATCCATACCTTGCACGTTGCTTGCAGTTATGTCCTCACCCAAGTTGATTGGGTGTGTTGGAGCATGACCATCAAAACCACCTTGGAAACCTACAACAAATCGTCTTGTCTTGGAAACCGTAGTTTCATTTGCGAGAGAAGGACTTGTGTCAATACCAGCCACTTGGAATGTTTCACGTTCACCGTCAATTTCTTCCACATAAGAACCAGGTTGGTCCATGTAATATCCTTCACCCGTGTCATCAGCACCTGCTGGAAGTGGAGCAAACAACTCAATTGTGTCCTTTGCAGCCAATGGCAACTCAAGAATTCCGTCAGGTGAGTCTTGATTAAAAACTGCACCATTGTAGAAACGACCTGGGTTTCTTTCGTACTGAGAAACATGACTATAAATTGCATTTGGACAGTCAATACCTCCTACGGGTGAGAAATATGAACCATGGCCATATGGCATTGCTTGTGATGGAGCAACACTATCGGGGTTCATTTCAACACGAATCCAATTACTTGAATTTGCATAATCTCCGTGATCGGTAAGTTTTCCCTTGTTATCAATAGTTGTCAATCTGTCACCGACCACGCGTGGAAGGTAACGAGGTGAACTCGGGTCAAGTGTTACGTTATCATAAGACTCAATAACGCTTTGATTCTTGTCGTTATCCATGAAACCACGAACAAACAAGTCAAATGTACCATAATCAGAACCTTGGATAGAACCAGGTGTTCTAACATCAGAAATCGCAATTTTAACTTCACGATTTGCAGATGTTCCCATGTTACGAGTCCAAACTCTAAACAGATCATATCTGCGACCACTGATTTCTTGTGATTGAATCCACGGAGTGTTTGCTGGACGACAAGAATACTTTCCCGTTCCCTTTCCATAAGGTGAATCGTCCAAGACCATACCCGTGTCGGAACTTGTGTCAGCAATTTCTCTCTGGAATGTCATAGCACCCGAAAGTTCACCCGGTTCAATGGTAAGACCACCAACTTCGGTTGTACACTCAATACGATACTTAACACCATCTATAATGTTATTATAAATCTCTGCTTGAGCATTTTCAAAATATACATGAAAATACGCAGGTTCAATATTCTTCTTAGGTGCTCTTCCGAAAATGCTTTGCAAACTATTCGGATCACGGGGGTCAATCGAAAATACATAATCACTCTTGATTCTCTCGCCTGTGTGAATGTCATATTTAACATGAACAGTTGTTTGATCATCGATTGTACCCGGATTTCCGTCCGCATCTACAGTAGTTCTGAGATGTAATGTTGAACTCAAATTGGAATCAACGATGGTTTGTTCATCATCTGTTCCTTCATTCAATACAGTCTCGGTGTAATGTAAAAGGTTCGATGCGGTATCAATAAGTGAACCACGGAAACCGGAATTATCTACAACAGGTGCTTCTCCATGTTTTGTTTGAAACAACGTGTTTGCGAGGACACCAATAACAGTTTCGTCTCCTACTTCAATGTCACACGAACCACTTGGATCGTATTCTGTGTCCGTGCGGTCTGCTCTACGTTGCAGAACCGTGGAACAATCAAGTTCCTCTACAGTTGCTTTAATAATCAACGCGTTCTTTTGAACATATCCACCAAGTGAACCAGTTCTTACGATGGTTACTACACCTTGGTGATGTAAATATTCACGTGCGGTGAACGGTTGGTAATATTCTCCCTCGGGGATGCCAAACAAATCTTGTAAATCACCCTGGTCACGAACAACAGTTGGTGCGAACGCAGGACCTTTATTAAAGGGTCCCACAACTGCTCCACCTATTTGCTGAATGCCTTGGGTAAGGAATGTTTGGTCTATCTCGTTGGTAAATACGGCTGGGCTTACAATTCTTTCTGCCATCTTCGGTAATCTCCTAATATATGGTTAATGTTAGTTTTTTGGGAAAGTATAATGACTTTTTCTATAAATATGACCAAAAAAATCCAAACACCAATATTTAATTGGTATTTTTTTCGGTTCTAACAAACACACCTGTATGTGCGTCTATTTGACCCTCACCATACTTCTTAACTAATCTATTTCTAAAATTAACTTCTTTTTTCTCAATTTCCATGTATGCAGATTTGCATTCCTCTTCTGATGTGTCTAAAGATGTCAGTTGTTCTTTGAGTTTTAATCGTGTTAATTGTATCTGACCCAGGTCAATTAATACGTTTTGATATTCCGCATTTAATTCTACTACCTCGGTCTGCTCTTCGGTGGTTAATTTGATTTCATTACTATCCATCCATTTAATATACAACATTTCCTTAATATTTCAAGGAAATAAAGTTAAACTCTCTTAATAGTAAAAGATTCTACCGACTTTTTGCTAATTTTAAGCTCAAAATTATGTGAACCAGACTTAATGTTTATAGCATCACCTTCACGCATAACAACCTCATCTCTTTCATAATCCCATATAAAGACAGACTCGTCTGCACCATCCTCAACACTAAACATATAAGAATCGTCATCCGTTTCAATAGTATAGTACTCCTCGTCCATTCTCAGACGAACATCATAAAATACAGTTCTTTCATCAATGAATAATTCACTAAACTTCCTATCCATTACAACCGTGCGAGTACCCGTTCCCAACTCTTTCTTGTTCGTTAGCAACGAAGTATCTCTGTTACCAAGTATTCGGGGGTCATCACTTGCAACTGCCTCAGTTCCCCACAAAACCTTTCTCTTGGAAACCTGTCGTTGTACAAGTGTCCTATCGTCAAACACCTCCGGGAGCAAATAAGCATTTACAGTCAAACTAAAAGTCGTTGACACGTTTCTATCATCCGTGTCTGATGATTCAACTGTATTTGAGAAACTATCAATCTTGGTTCTAAACTTAAATCTCTTTGGATCACCCCAATAATCATCACTTGCAAAATTGATTTTTTCCACCAATGAATTCATTTGCTCAACATAATCAGTATTCATTGTGAAATCATAATTAAGAACAACGTGGTCAGGGAACGTTACGTTATGAACTTCATAAACTGGTTGCATATCGTTGAGAATACTAAACTTATCGTACATATTCTTTGAATCAAACTTCTTTACAAACGGAACTGACAAATATTTGTTAAAGTGAACAAACTCATCGTCACGGGAAACCGACGTACGAGTAAAAATAATCATTGGTCGCTGTATCTGCCCCTTTGCGTCACGATACGCACCATCATTTTGAATAGCGTGCCATTTCTCGGGAGATGCGTGACGAACAGGAACATTAATTACACTTCCATTGGTATCCAATACCTGTGGACGAATAACATTCACAAAGTATTCATAAATAATGTTGTCTATATCAAGTAAAGTAATCGCATAATTTTCAAACGTATTGGTGTTTTCACCCATACGCAGTTTTTCTTCTCGTTTGTCCGAATACAACGAATGATTACTTTCTTTTAAGTTAGACTTATACTGATCGTTGTCTACGTTCGGTGGAGCAGTATTAAGTTGAGCAGTAAAGTCCTGCTCTTTGTCACCGGACATTCTCTTGAGAGTAATAAATGGATTTGTTACTTTATCATAGTCCATCAAGCATTTCTCTCCATTATATTGAGTCTACTTACTCTAGACATATGACCATTGCAGACCAAACTATAATTTTTCTCGGGTTGGCCACCTAAAAATTGGTTCTCCACCACGTTATCAATTTCAAAGTATGCGTTTTCCCACATTACGATATCACCAACTTCAGCATACATTTCTTTTATCTCGCACAACTTTTGATGAAATCTAAACAATGTTCCTTTCTTTACGTCGGGACCAAATCCGTCATACAAAGTACTTCTTGGATCACTTTCAACCAAACAAGAAGTTTCTACACCAGGATAATAATACTTGTCTATGCTCTCTCCATAAACGTTTGCTTGGGTACTGTGAGGGTTGACTTTGAACAACACGACAATCTGCTCAATTATATCAAGCATCAATTCACCATTTATGCTGTTCATGAGTCTGACATCTCTGCGTGAGAAGTATCTGCCTCTTGATCTCTCCATGTTACCCTATGTATAAAAAATTTGGTACTTTTCTTAAATTCTCTTGCAAGTTATCGGAAATCTGATTCAACGATTCACTTGTAGTGCTACGACTAGTTACCTCCAAGTCTTCTCGCAGTTCTGTTATAAGTTGCTCCTTTTCTTGGGTTGCCTCACTCCTCAAAGTATCACCATCCAATGAAGTTTCTCCTCCCGGAATTGGAATACTTTGATATTTTGCACGAATTGACCCCAGCAATTCCTTACACAACGCAAGGTAATATTTCATAATCCACCTCTTTCCTACGTCGTTAATTGTTGCAAAACTATGGAATTGATACGGTACGTTACTAAAGTCGGTTACTCCATTGTCCACTCCAAATCCACAATCATCGGGTGCAGTTGCACACGAATCACCAGTTGCCGTTGGAGTTGGGGTGTTAACGGGGGACGGAGTTGCGGTTGCTTCCCCAGTCGTTCCATCGGGGCAACTCTTATCATCGACCACAACCTGTTCGGTTGTTTCTTCCACCACCTCAGTTTGACACTTTGGTATGGCATTGAAATCTTCGGCATCTACATAACCCTGAACCGCTGCTATGTCTCGTTCTCGTTTAAACACATAATCAAAATATAAGGTGTAATCCTTTTCGGGAATAGGAAACAAAGTAAGTTTATTGTTTATCAACTCAAAACTATAAGCACTTCTTCGTACACTTTCGTTAAACTCAATTGCTTGCAACCTCATTAAATCTTCATTCACAGGTCTTAGCAAAAATTGAGCTCCGTGAACTGACATATTTCCCCATCCGAACTCATTCATTAAATTTTGATGTGACATACCCGATGCGTGTGGGTCATATATTCTATTCAAACTCGGTGGAGCATAATGCAATATTCGTTTCACTTCAATTTTTTCTTGCCTTAGTTCCCCCGAACGTGGGTCTCTATAACAATGGTCAAACAAACCTTGCAAATCATATGTCTGCACCCCTTGTTTAACCTTAAGACTTTGACGTCTCCAGTCCACGTTTCCACCCGCACCTACTTCCGCACCATATGCTTCCGACAACTTCAAATAAAACGGAAGTGGTTGAGTTTGCAAAACGGATGTCGTTAAATTAACACTAGTGGAAGTTCCACGCAAACTATACAAATTCTGCTTAATAGAAAACTGATTTACTTGAGCACTATACTCTGTTACTGCTTCTTCAAAACAAGCATAAAATTGCAAGTCGATCATTTCAATATCAACGATTGGATAACCCAAACGTTTCGCAGCCCAATCCGCTGCTTTTGGTGCGAATGTCGTAAATTGGGCATCACCATCAAAAAATCCAAATGGTGTTTGACCAACAGGAGACGTAGTTTTCCCCTCCCACCTTACTCGTTCAAGTTCATGTTTTGATTCAGTTGACTCGTTGGTGTTATTCTCTTCTTCACTCATATTACCTATAAATATACATCAACCATAGTAATCGTTATAAAATAAAAGAGGGGTTCAAAAGAACCCCTCTTAAATTTTGTGTTATTCCAAACAGAATTACAGATTGTCTGAATTCGTAACGGAAAGTTTTCCGTAGAATTCTGGACGAACCATCTTCTTGGCATAACGGGTCATTACACCACGACGTGGAGTAAAGTTGACCGGATCGTATACCAATGGAGTTTGGATTAACGGAACGTATGGAGCATAAACCGCACCTGTTTCAAGGAAGTTTGCACCTCTGAAACCTACGAGAACGTCACCACTTGTCATGTATGGGTTCTTGTAAACTTGGAAACGATTGTTCAATGCACCAACCTTGGTAACACCCATTGCGAACTGCGACTGATTTCCATCAGTGTCAGCTGCGTATCCTGGGATACTTTCAAGAACGGTAGCAACAGAAGGAGAACATACGAGGAAGTTTGCACCACCACGAAGAGTCAACTGATGAATTGTGTTACTCATCTTTTGAATCTTTGTTCCGAGCTTCTGGAACAATGTTCCTTGAGTCTCACCACCTGCGAGTGCCGCTGTTGCGTCAAATGCAGCTGCGTCAACCGTACCTGCGTTTTGAAGAAGCATATCAAGAATTTCCAAGTCGATTTCCATTGAAACGTACTCGGAAAGAAGTGACGTGAGTTCTGCTTCTGCGTCAACACTATGATAAGCATTGAGGTCTTGTGCCAACTCAGGTGTCCAAACTGCCTTCAACTTACGTGTCTTTGCAACGATTGGTTCACTCTTAAGTTCCAAGTTAACTTCGGGAATTCCGACGTCTTGGGAACCTGTAACTGCACCTTCGGTAGCATCTTCAGCAGCTTCGAAATCACCACGGGTGATGTCTGTTGGAGCTGCATGGTAGTGAAGTGTTCCGGCTGCGGTTGCTTCACCGTCTGCATTAAGTGCGGATACCGCACCATCTGCGTCTGCAACAACCGTGAAGGCTGCTACGCCGTCAGCGTCACCGTCAGCGGCAACTGCTGTCCAAGCCTGGCCGTCTGCGATAGCAACGGTCTTGTCGTTCAACGAGTAACCGTGACGACCTGAACCATAAAGACCACCACTTGCGGCGTCTGTTGACTTGGTTGCACCTGTTCCACCGAAAAGACTTCCACCGGACTGCTGTGCGGATTGGTTTGTTCCGTACTTGAAGTCTAAGTAGAAAATCAACCCGGATGGGAGATTCATTGGTTGAACCGAAACGAATTCCTTCGCTGCGATTTCAGCAAACACACGACGTACGAGAGGTAACGCAACACCACTCCACTCTTCCGAGTTTGATGATGTTCCTGTGCGTGACGCTTCGTCAATCAACTGCTTTGCTTGGTTTTCAAGAAGAACGGCCATACCGCTCTTTTCTGTATCTGTATTGATACCTTCCAAAAGACCTGTCTTTTCCCACTTGGAAACAAGACCACGGGTTTCTGCCATAAGTCTTTGTTGAGGATTTTGACTGTCTTTCAATAATTTACTGATTTCACTCATTTTAATAATTCCTTTGAATTTAATGTTTTGTTTTTAATTTATTCAACGATTCCGGCAAGTTTCTTGAAACGGTCAGCAAGGTCATTGCCTTCCGAAAGAATTTGCTTTGATGGTTTTGTTGACTTGATTGCCTTGGATGCCAAACCTTCCGTAAGTGACTTCTTTGCAGTTGGAGCAGGAGCAGGTTTTTCAACCTTCTCTTCTGTTTCAACAATGCGTGACTCCACAGTCGTGCGGAATGACTCACCAAGAGTTGCATAGACCAATTTTGCTTCACGAACATTCTTCGTGAGGTCAAAACTTTCTACGACCTTCAATTTTTGATCTTCCTCAAGTGCAAACTCCTTGAACAACTTGTTCGTATAGAGAAGTTTTGCATTAAGCAAGTTCACTTCGTTCAACTTACCGCGCAACAGTTTGTAAACCTTGCGGTATTCATCGTTTTCTTTTTGAAGTTTTTCATTGGTTGATTTCAATTCTTCGAGTTCTTCTGAAGTTTCATCTTCTTCCACTACGTCAGTAGATTCTTCTTCAAGTTCTCTAAGGATTTCCTCAAGATCAATTTCTTCGTCCTCTTCCTCGGCATCGTCTTCGTCCGAATCTTCGTCTGCGACTTCTTCGTCTGCATCTTCTTCTTCTTCCTCTACGATTTCAAGGTCGATTTCTTCTTCCAAATCCTCTTCTGCTTCTTCTTCAACAGTTTCTTCTGCTTCTTCTTCAACAGTTTCTTCTGCTTCTTCAACAGCTTCTTCTGCTTCTTCTTCAACAGTTTCTTCTGCTTCTTCGGAAACTTCTTCGGATTCTTCGGTTACTTCGTCATCTTCATTAATTTCAAGATCTGCTTCCAGTTCTTTAATGATACTTTCTAAGTCAAGAGAATCTTCTTCCTCAACTTCTTCTGCTTCTTCTTCAACAGCTTCTTCTGCTTCTTCTTCAACAGCTTCTTCTGCTTCTTCTTCAACAGCTTCTTCTGCTTCTTCGTCAGATTCTTCTGCTTCTTCGTCAGCAACGTCTTCTGCTTCTTCGTCAGCAACGTCTTCTGCTTCTTCTTCGGCAGCTTCTTCTTCTGCTTCTTCGTCAGCAACTTCGACTTCGTCATCCTCTAGGGCAACTTCGTCATCCTCTAGATCCAACTCCTCCTCCTTCAACTTCTTCGTAAGCATACTCTGCAAACGAGGAGCGAATGCTTCCTCAAGAGCAAGTCTTGCATTTGCAAGTGCAGTCTCACGAACAGCTTTGGCATCAGCGATGGCCTCTTTCAATAATTTACTCATGGTATAATTTCCTTGATTAATTTCTAAAGTCATTAAGGACTTCAATCAGGTTAAAACCTTTGGTCTTGTTTCCAATAAGAGTGGAACATTTTGAAAATAAATATATATCTAAATACGAAAATATTAAAAAAAGTTAAAAAAACTAAAAAAAAAGAGTGGGACGAACCCACTCTTTTAATATTAAATGTATTTTATTGAGTTATATTACAATATTTTTTTGTTTCCTTGAATTCTTGCAAGAGTTTCCGATAATGTTGCATTCTTGAATTGTCTTGATTCAATTTCTTTAACTTGATAAGTTTTTCCGTCAACCTCAAACTCGTCTTCACCTGCTTCTTTTGCTTTACGAACTGCGTCACCGAATGCGTTTCCTTCTTCAACTTCTTCTTCAGTTTCATCTTCTTCGGAGTAGCACCCCGATTCTTCTTTCACTTGATAAGTTTTTCCGTCAACCTCAAACTCGTCTTCACCCGCTTCCTTTGCTTTTCTTACTGCATCACCGAATGCGTTTCCTTCTTCGACTTCATCGTCTTCTTCACCTGTGAATTCCTCGGTATCTTCTTCTTTGATTACTTTTTCTTTTACAGGATAGGTTTTGCCACCCACTTCAAATTCTTCGTCACCGTTTTCACGTGCCTTACGAACTGCGTCACCAAATGCGTTTCCTTCTTCAATTGCTTCCTCGTCATCTGCATCACCTTCACTTTCTTGCTTTTTAAGTATAGCGGCCTTGAGTGGTTCTGGTAATTTTTCTTGAGCAGCGGTCAACCCTTCAAATAATCCAAGTTCAGTTGCGACTTCTTCGATGATTTCCTTAAGTTCTTTTCTTGTAATTTTCATAATAATACTAATACCTTTATTTAATTGGTAAAAAATGTCTGTGGTCACTCACCATCTTTTGATAGTTTCTAAATAAAATTCCTTTGTTCTCTGGGTCTGCACACGAATCACATACTTCAGTCATCGATTCTATGTGCGAATTTAATTCCGAACGAAGTTGTTGTGTAGCAAATCTAGTTTCCGACTCGGATAATTCCAAATCTCCGGCAAACACACACTTTATCCCTTCGGAAATTAATGTTTCAAGAAATCTGTTGATTTGTTTTGGATCAACCATTCCTTCTAAAATTTTTGCCGAGATGTTTGAGAATATGGGTGTAACTCTAGTTTCTACAAACGACTCGTTTTGCATCAACTCGTTAACAAACAAAGATACTTGTTCTGAATCCAACTCCTCAAGAACTTGATCATTTTCACCAACCAAACGAGCAAGTGAATCCTGTGCAGTCATTTCAGACTCCATTAACTCACCATAATACTCGGGGTTTGCACAAAACTCATACACGGATACTTCGTCTGTATAATGCCCACCGAAACGGGAATCCGTTGAATTGACAAAGTTTAATTCGGACTTAGTTGCATATTCGTTTGCATCAGATATTGTACCTTCACATACAACTTCTCGTTCATAACCGGAAAATCCCATAGACTTCTTTACAAATTTACCTTGAATTTCACATGGATATTCAGCAACCTCAAGCAATACTTGAGTTACATATTCTTTTAATTCACTTCTTTTCATTTGTGGTTTCCCCTTGTATTTCAAAGTATCTGTTTAAGATATTTCCCATATCTTCGTATAAACCCTGCATACGTTGTGTGTAGACCTGTCGTTCACTTGCGGTCTTGTAAAATTCCTTTGCAAGAGTTTTAATTTCTTTTAAGTTTCTTTTTACACTCATTGCATCAAACCAATCATCGGTTTCGTTGAGAATATATTTTGATGCGTTTTCAACGATATTGCATATATCTTCGGCAACATCCATATCTCTTGCTTCAAGTGCGATGTATCGTTGATACTTACCGAACTTTGAAATCTTCTCAGATGCAAGTTTCTTTTGATCGGATGACATTCCTTCGTCATCAAATCGTCCAGTCATGGGATTAAATTCGTTGATTTGGTCACGTTGCTCTTTCGCAACTTCCAAAATACTTTCTTTAATTAGTCGTATAACCTCGTTCTTTTCCATATTAAGATTCTCCAACTTCACCTAAAATTTCATGAATGATTCCTTCAACCTTACAAAACTTTGAACAAACTCGTCCATCAGTTACAACTTGAGTTGGATCAACCGATTCGTTCAAATTAACTGGTTCAAGAAAAGCACCCCTCGTAGAAGGGTTGCTCACAAAGTCAAATGCAACCAATTCAAAATCATCATTTACAAGTGTCTTACCCTCGGATTCTCTTGTAGTCCCCATTCCACGTGAACTGATTCCAAGTGTGATTCCTGATTTAAATAATTCCTTCAAAATGTTGCCGGCCGGGGTACTCAGAACATGAACTTCACCAACAAGTGCGTCACCGTCCCACCACATCTTGGATACGTTGTGACTAACGTTCTGTAAATTTACCACCGCACTATCTGGGTGGTCTAGTTCACCGAGTGCTCTTTTGTCATCAATAAGTTCTTGGTACTTGCCGGCCTCCCTCTCAAGCAAATCACGTGTATAAACACGCCCATTTTGATTTTGCTCCTTTGCTTTTTGAAGAATGCCACGAACCACCAAATCTCCTCCATTAGACTCGATGCTTTCCGCAATTTGTTCTCTTGTGAACTCAAAAGGGAGTGTAGACACTATAAGTTGCTTTGCCATATCAAATAATAAGTATATACGTATAAGTATTTATTTACAATTTAATCCTTTTTTATAAAACAACAAAATCCACCGTCTACCGAAGATGTCTCAACTCCCCCTCGGATATTTCAGCAATTTTATTAAAGTTCTCAGAAACAACCCCAAAATCAGTTTTATCACCAAGTTCAATGGAATAGTCCACACCCTCAAGGGAAACTTGCTCCCCCATGCACAGACAATAAGTTCTATCACCCCTTGCAATTTCAACAACCAAACCACCATTATAATAGACCATTGACATGACCTTTGAACCTTCGGATTCCAATATAACCCCAAGATGGCGTGCAGAATCAAGTAAACTATCCTTTGATTCCGTTGCTGGAAGTCTTTCGGGTAAATCTGTATGTTTAGTCTCTGCGAAGTCTTTTGCGTCCTTCAAGGAAATTCCGTCTGCTATCTTCTTTATTTTCTCCCACAAAGTTTTAGTAACCGAATCCTTTTTCAACTCACCTTTTTTAAGTGCATATACCATACCAAACAATCTTTGTTGAGATGCCGATGTTGCGGCCTCTTGAATATTTTCTTTTTTTGTCTCAGAAGAATCCTTTTCCTTTTCTTCCTTTTCCTTTTCTTCTTTTTCCTTTTCTTCCTCTTCTTTGTCAAATTGTTCGTCACCATCTCGGGTGTCACCCATTGGTTTTATATCAAGACCATTGGAATCAACATCTTCGACATCACCTTCTCCATCTAACCCAAGTTCAAACATAGCAATTCCAAGTTTGGCCTTCTTTAGTAACTTTGAAACCTTTTCCCAATATTCTTCGCCAAGTTGCTTTCCATCGGAAGAGTTTTTTGCGGATTGTATGATTGGAGTGAGTTCCTTAAGTGCTTTTTTATAAGCAAGTATTGTTGGATCAGTTAACTTCTTCTCGTCAAAAGAAGAATCCTCTGCAATTGATTCTGTTTTACATGAACAACTCATGGTGATTCCTCGTTACTCAATTCAAGATTTGATTTACTTAGTGTTGCATTCAGTTCTGCACACACATCAACCACGGACTTTATATCCGATGATAAAGATTTAACACACTCCTCTAACTTCTCAATTGACTTACCCTTTCCAACCGAAGATGCGTCCAACCGAAGACTATATTCATACATATGAGTTGCACGATTTTTGGATATGGTTGCAGTTGCAATTGAAGTATCTGATTTAAGTCTCAATTCCGCACCCAACGGACATGGTGTCCAGTCTCCGTCCAAAACGTCACACAAAGATTGACCAGGGAACCACTTATTTATTTTTTGAGGTTCTTTAGTTTGTTTGGCATTGAAATTGTTTGTAACCATAAACGAAGTTTCAATGTCCTTTCTCTGTGAATCTTTCATAATATTTTATCGCAACTCGCGAAGTTTTTCGGAAATTCTTTGCAACCTAGAATCCAATTTATCCAAGTGTCGTGTGGTTGTCTTCCAATAAGACTTATTACTCACAGAAGTCTCTAACTTAAATTTGGAACTTACCTTTACCAACTTTTCCACATCACCCAACATTTTATTAATTTCACGTATAGTAACACCTATCTTTTGACGTGGTGTCATGTCTGGGTGGTCTCTGTATAGATGGTATAAACTCTTACCCTCGGCAACGGTGTTGTTTTTTTCGTTCTTGGTTGTTTTAAAGTCAAACACCTCCGCAGTATCTTTTATTGATTCTTCGTGATCTTCTTCGTCTTTGGAATCAAACGCATACGGGGTTTGATACCCATCAATGTTTCCCGTGGAATTTATTTCAATCACCTCGGGTGGATTGCACTCTTCGCAGTCTGGATTTTGGCATCCGCATTCTTCGGACAACACTTCACTTAATAAATTGCGAATTAACTCTCTAAGATTTTTTTCAGTTGTTTTCATGCTTCTCAAGTTCCTTTATAAGTTCATATGACATGAGCAAAGTAGAAACTTGTGAATCCTTAACAACTCTACCGTCACTGATAGAATCTAATTGAGAAATAACCTCTCCGAGTTTTATCTTAACCACTTCGTCATCCACGACTTTATCAGACAATTCACTGATCCGTGATTTCACATTTGGGATTTGTGTATCTATATACTCCCGCAAACTATTTGTGTTTGAAATATTGTTTATATAGTTTTTAAGAAGTCTTTGTTGATCTTCACTTAGAGTGCTACTATATTTCTCATTAAATTTGTCAACCAAAAGTTTATATGTTATCAAACGGAGGTCTTCGTTGTGTTGCTCATAATCTTCGGTGGATTCGTTGGTTTGTGCTTTCTTGCTACATAATCCTTGAAGTATGGTATTTTTCGATTCGTATAATTCTTTGGCATCGCAATAAATGTCTTCGTTTTCACTTTCAAACAACTTAAAGATACTGGCATATGTTTTATAGTTGCGAATCTTTGAACGAAGGAAATCATCAATCGGATATGCACCCTTCATCTCTTTAACCAACTCGTATCGTTGTTGTGCCAACTTTTTAGTATTGAGTTTTTTATGAGACTTAGCAACTGCATCAATCAACCGCTCCGCATTTCCCGAGTCGTATGCTGACTCTTCCATGAGTAGTTGATACAACCTTTGCTCCTTGCCAAGTGATGCGTCTTCAGCAAAATATTTACGCATCAAACGGTTGGCATGGGAGTCTTGTTTATCATCAAGAATATCAGCAGTAATTTGCCGAACCAATAGTTCAAACAAAATGCCAGTATTCTTAAATTTACTATGTTTTAATTTTTTCACGTGAAAATCAAACTTTATATATACGAGTATAAATATGAGTATAAATATAATTATCGACCAATATTTTTAAAAAATCATTTATCAATTAAATTATCTTCATTCAAATACCCCTCGGTTTTATCGGTTTTCTCCGAAGTTTTCCCCCCAGAATCGTTCTTTTTCTTGGTTTTAACCACCCCCTCCGTATTCTCAACTATAAGAGAAGAGTCTGTTGGAAGTGAAACTTTAGACTTCTTTGATGATAAAAATTCATCAAGTTTATTAAAATCTGCTTCTAATTTCAACGGACTGTCACCCCAATCTCTACCCGAAACTCGTCTTTCTCCTGCACCAAGGGGGTCCCTCCCCATTGGTTTTTTATCAGGATGATCATATTCTTTACCTGCATTTCTTCGTTTCTTTTCTTCTTTTTTTCGTTGCTTAATTGCTTCTTCTTTTTCCTCTTCGGTCATTCCTTCAAAATCACCGAACCCCCAACTATCATCCTCGTCACCTTCATCGGGTTGTGCGTTGGGGTCAGCAGGATCAGTTCCTTCATTTTGAATAGTTTCCAAACGATAATATTCTTTTGCATCGTCAACAAAGTTTTTGCGAATATCATCAACCTCATCATTTGATAAACCAAATATGGTATTATATATCCAATCCTTGGAAAACATTTTGGCATCCATCATATCCCTTGCGGTGGAAAGCTTTTCACCGAGAATACGAACTCTTTCTTCTTCAAAAATGGTAGATGGGTTCGTAAGACCCAAATTAAAGTCAACTAGTTTTGCATCTTTATACCCCTGAGCATACAAGTGGACGATGGCAATTTTAGTAAGTTCACTAACTGCAATTCGTTGGACTCGTTCAATTGTTCTTGCAAAACGAATATCTTCCGCTGCTAAAGTTGCTTTGCCGGTTATTCCTTCTTCATACCCCAAAAATGCTTTAGGTATCTTGAGTGCAGCCATCATCTTGTTTTTGATATACTCAATATCATCTGTCCCGTCATAAGTCATAGCACCGAGATTTTCAATTCTAGTTCCACTATCACCACCACGAACTGGCATAAAGAAGTCTTCGGTCATATTTTGCATATTGAACTTGAGATTGTAATCTCCTGTTCTTTCATCAACAAACGGAACTTTTTTCATTTTGTTGATCACCTTCTGCATAAAGTTATCAACTTCGTTTGGTGGAATGTTACCAATATCAATATAGAACATTCTTTTTTCTGGTGCTCTCATCACTCGGTGAATCAACATCGCATCTTCCATGAGCTGAAGTTGCTTCCAAACTCTACGTGCAGGTTCGATGACACTTTTTCCGTATGGAAGAAAGTTACTATCACCCAACATTCTGAAGTGTGCTATTTCATAGTTCTCGTAATCCGCACGGGTCTGTCCTTCTTGTTTGAACATAACATAAGCAGGATTTGTTGGGTCCATGTCCTCAATACGAGTCATTTCATATGTGGAAATGGGTTTTACATTGTGAATTCCATATTCCGGTTCAATTTCAAGATGCAAATAGAAATCTCCATACTTGCACATATTACGAGTCCAACTCCACAGATTAAACTCAATATTCAATATATCGTAAAATAAATTTTCAAGGATACCTTTAACATTAGAATCCGAACTTGAAATTTTTAGAACATCCCCGAACTCACTTCGTGTAGTACATTCGTCTGCGTAAATATCCAAGGCACTTGCTAGAATCGGATCACTTTCCATCATATCATAGTCACTGAACAACTCCAGACGGTGTGTCTGAAATCCGATGTTGTTGTACTGACTTGCAAAATCAGAATACAACGTATGCATTCTATTGTACTTGTCTTTTAACTTGGAACTATACTGCAATTTGTCGGTGTCGGCAATTTTAAGCTTTTTGCCGCCCACGTTTCGCACGATCACCTCGGACGAAAACATACGTCTAAGTCCACCAAATAATTTCTTTACTCCTTTTTCGTCTGCCATGACATTATAACTTTATAAGTGACCTATTGTATGTAATATATATAAGTTTGTCAAACTAATATATACATATTTATTTTAATTCCCCAGCGGCTCCTATTATGTCACCCGCACCGAATCCTTGAAATGGTCCCAGTGGATTTCTTGTTTTCTCTGTTTTATCTATATTCTTTTCACCGGAATACAATACATACTCAACCGTATCATCGACAATAAGAATCAACACACTTATTTGCCAACCCGTGGTGTGTATTTCCTTTCGGAAATTTAACATATCCATGAACACACTTCCTTCTCGTTGATTTTTTAATCTTTCCAAATTTATTTCGTATGCCAATCCTTGCTCTCTTGCAGCCAGTGTCTTCAGAACACCCGCGGGTAGCTCAATCTTATTAAACAACGTAAATCGTGAAGGACTATCCAACTTGAACTTACTCATTACATCGAGATAAGTTAATCTTTTCACATTTGGTATATTTTCCAAATCAAGACCCATTCTGACCAAATCGGAATATTTGGTCTGACCCACTACAATATTATTCACCACACCTTCAACTTCCGTATAAGTTTCAAATGTTGATTGCGTATACACACCTGTTGTGGGTAGCATTTTTCTTGAATTGCATCCTGTCGTAAATAGTATCAATATTAAAGTAGTTAATATAAGTGGCGTTTTCATTGGTGTGTATCTCCTCGTTAAGTTGTTAGTTTTACATAAATATCATTTCAATAACCAATCCAAACTTTCACTCCCTCCGTGTGGATTTTTCATTTCGTATGGATTGCTTTTTAGTCCAGACCTAAGATAAGCATCACCCATATCCAAGTTTGTGGTCGAACCCATGTAATCAAACATTGATTTTTGTGTGTTCATGTTTTCCGACCTAAATCTAAGTGCAGTATCTCGCACCCATAACGAAATGCATAAACTCATAACCAAGTCATCGGTGTAACCAGGCATTGCTTCTGCTTTCATTCCGTTCCATATAAAAGTAAACATTTCCTCAACCGTTCGTTCTGAATTTATCACAAGTTCCTTTTCACGAACATAACTTTCCATTTTACTGATGATGAGGGGGCGAGTCTTAACCGAGGTTGTAAATCCAGGAACTTGCTTCTTTTCCATGCGATTAAGTTTGTTGGTGTGCTGGGCAAGTTCGTCTACATATTGATAATCTCGTTGAGTATAATATAAATTGCTATAACCTCTGTCCAATATTTGTTGCAAAACTGCCCAACCAATATTCGCATTTTCCACAACGAGCAATGCACCATTATATTCGTTTGCTACCGCAACGAGCAGATTTCCGTAATCTTTTGTTTCCATGTCACCACGAAACTCTGCAACTTGAACCAAATTCTCAACGTCAAATACATGAAAAGCACTTTTATCTTTTCCGTCACCACGTGCAACATCGGCCGCAACAACATAGTCCTTTGAATGATCGGGATATTCCCACAACCAATATTCTTTGTTTATACCACGCTTCTCAAGTGGTTCTTTCATGCTATTTTCCTTATACCACTCCACTATATCCGCATCAATAACCGAACGACCACTGCTTATGAAGTCACAATCACATTCTTGAGCCGCATCTTTATCCCCAAGTAACTTGGTTTGTAAATCTCTCCATTCTTGATCTCTTTCCGGATGTAAATTCCAATGAAGTTTAATTGGATTAAAATCATTTGATCCGTCCATAGAACCTACCCATGTCTTATGAAAGAAATTACCAATACCATTCGGGGTCGACAACAATATAGAACGACCACCAGTTGTAATCGTTGATTGTGATGCAGTCCATATTTCCTCCATGTTCGTAATAAACGCACACTCATCCACAATTAACAAACTCAATGATGACGAACGAGATGCATCCACACTACTTGAAGCCGCACGAATGGAACTTCCATTCTTAAACCTCATACTGAGTTTATTCTTCTCGGTACATTCACTTCTCAACCAACTTGGTAAAAAGTCCGACATATGAGTTACCTTGGTAACAATGTTTTTTGCGGTTTCTTGGTTGATTGCAATACAAAGTATAGACTTATCGGTAAAAAAGGTCATTAACCACAAAGCATATCCGGAAACGAGGGTAGATATTCCCATCTGTCTGGCCTTGAGAACAATATTAAATTGCTCATCTCGGAAACTCTCAAGTGTTTTTTCTTGAAAATTATATAAAGCAAATGGAATCGTACCAAGGGTTGGGTGCTGAATCTTGCAGTATTTCTTCATAAAGTATGCAGGTGATTTTAAGCACTCGGCATACTCTTTCTTGATTATTTCTCGTAGTGGAGGATTGTTATTTGCCATCCTCTATAAATACGTATATATACTCTTTTTTACAAAAAGTCGGAGGTGTCGTCTAAAATTTCATTTCCTCATACGGAATTAACTCGGACTCAACCTCACTCAATCTCTTCTCAAGTTCTTCCAAATCTTTATCCAAATCTCCCAAAATCTTATCTTTATTTGGCAGATCCCATTGCTCAAAACTTCCGTCTTCATTCATAAATTGTGGATCGGATGCTATATGCTCCTTGGATTCCACTAACCTGACACGTGTTTCTACAAGAAAACTTCTTTCGTTTTCAAGTATTGTTTTCTTTTCGTAATCTTCGTATTTGCCTTCTTCTTTGAGTTTTGCTTCAAACTCTTGTACACAATCAAAGCACATCCCCTTCATGGCAAGCATTCGTTTATCCAAATACTTGGTGTGGTCGACCGTACATAAATCCTTTGGGCAATTCTGTGCTTCACGTAGAGACTTCCTAACCTTATCAAAAATCGTATCGGTTCTGACCCTTGAAGTGGACCCCACTTGTTTCCACTCCTTGCCATCCTTATCAGTCCAAATTTCTCCAGGTTGACGAATTACAAGTTCTTCAACTTCACCTTCGTAACCATGAACTTTTGGAAGTTCTTCACCTTTAAATAATTTGCGTGATTTTTTAATCACACTTTTCAAATCGTCTTTATCCATTTTAGCCATGTTTATATAATGCTCCTTAATATGCAAAATGTCAAACTATAATAATAAAAACATTACACAACAATCGTGTAAGTTCCCTTCTTTGCTACAAAGTTGGGTTTTATCATAACAGTCATTACCACAAACATAAGATTATAGGGTGACTTCTCTTGGAGTATTCCAATCAAATTCAATGCACTCTTTTTATCCTTTACATGAATATAATCACCCACATCAATTCTATCAAAGACGAGTGCTTTTGTAATATCGGGTATTGCTTTGTCAGCAACCTCCATTATATCCGTTTCGGATATTTGCATATGGTCATGCCTTGACTGACGTTCACCTGCGTGTTTAGTCTTGTTTATCTGAACGGAGATATTTACTTTGTCACTTACCGTTCCGATGACTGCATCCATGAGTTTAATCATATTTGCCTTTCTTCAAAGCTTTTCTATCATATGCCTTTTTATTTTTCATGGGTCTGCTTTTAGGCATAGTTGGTTTCCGCACCTTTTTGTACGCATCCATTCGTGTCATCAACTTTTGCTTTTTTGCTTCCGACAATTTTTGTATTTTGTGGACAAGCATCTTGATGTATTCCTTTTTGCTACCACGACCTTTAAAGTATGGACTTTTATCACTAAGCATTTTTGCAATATCAAGCATTGCTTTTAATTCTTTTACATCTTCTTCGTTATCTTTGTTTTCGTTCATTTCAATCCATCCTGTTTTTGGTACGTGTTGATATCTTTCAAGTTCAACACCCTTTGGAGAAAGTACAAGCAACCACTCACTTCCCTTGGCACGAACCTTTTTAAAAGTAAACTCAGCATTTGGGTATTCTTTTTTCCAATGTTTCTTAATTTCATTTGCAGTTTTGTATTTAGGTCCAACATACTCGTTTACAGGACCATCTAATCTTGTAAACTCCACATAAAATTTACCAGTATCAGATGATTCATATGGTTTTCCTCCCACATTGTCGGTGTGTTTCTTGGCATCACTGCGTGTATCAAATACATAAGGTTCTAACTTCCCGTCAACATACCTTGCGGATACCTCTGGTTGAGAACCATCTACACTGAGTGTTAATACTCCGTGCTTGCCTTCTTTTGATTCTCGTTGGAATCTCTCTGGATCTAATTTTGGATCATATATTCCAAGTGATAATGATATATGATGTTTCATAAGTTGATCAATTATATTGGTGGTTGCGTACAAAGATTTCCTTTTATCTAGTCCAGGAATCTCATCTTTTATTTTGATAATCAATTTTGCAAGATGGCCTTTGCCGAACTTCTGATCCTTTATCATTGAAAAAATACCTGGATACTTTTTCTTAATAAGTTCGTAGGTTTTACCCACATCAAATTTTACACGTCCACTTGAGAATACGGCCGCAAGTTTTTTTGCAAGTGTTGCAGTTATCGCAACTGCACCTCCCGTGATTCCAACTATTGATGCAATCGTGAGAGGGTCAACTACCTCGGTTAATGGGTTTGGTTTAGATTTGGCACGAACTCTTTTAATACGTTCCTTTTCATTTGCTTTTACCCGTGGCATCAACTTCTTTGCAACTCTGGCAATTAATCCGGGTTTCTTGGCAAGTTGTTTTTCAATCTTTTCTTTTGCAGTAACTGGTAAATCGGAATACTTCTTTCCACCGGTCATCTTCTTGACAATCAAATTCTTTGCTTGTTTCTGTGCAATTTGTCTAAGTTGACCTGGGTTCTTTCTTCGTTTCTCTTTCCGTTTCTTGGCAATCATACGTTTCTTTTGCGTACGTTTGGCTGCTCTTGCCATCTTCTTCCGAGTTTCACGGGAGATTTTTCTTTCTCCGACGTTATCCATCAGAACCTCATTATCCCCATAATTTGATTTATGGGTGCAAATGTTCCAGTTAACTTATATGTTCCACCTTTGTACTGAAATACAATACCCTCACTTGGGGCAATCGCATCCGCACCTCCGATGTCATTCAACTTTTTCAAATTCTTTTGAAGTTTTTCCATGTCCTTCTTAAACTTTTCAGGAGACTCCACGGAACTAAGTTTTTTCTTTTCCAAAGTTTTTACATGGTCATTCAATGCCTTTGCAATATCATCACTTCCTCCTGCGGCCACAAACCCACGAACATTTTGAAGTACTTCCGCACCTAGTTTCAAAAAGATAAATTGAAATGGCCACATATTTGCTTCAAACTGCTTTACTATATCTTCTTTTTCAAATTTGTTTACCCATGCAAGTAGTTTGGGTTGATTCGACAAGTCCATGCGTATCGTTGTAATCTTATTTGATTTATCGTTATATGCCCAACGACCTATAAGTGCTTCATAAACATTTGATGGAAATACTTCTTTTAATTTGCTTTGTTGTTTGTCTAAGAGATTTCTCCACCATGCATCGTGATACTTCATAACCTTATCATTATCTTTTAACTTAAATTCTTTTTTAAGTTTATTAATCATGTTAGTATACTTTTCAAGTGAATCACTAAATGTTTTGCTCTTGGGAAGTTCTACCACAATCGGAGCATTCAACGAATATCGTTTCTGAACATTGGCATTTATTTGACGAAGCATTCCTTCTAAAGACCTCGCAGAATCTTTAAGTTCACTTGTGATGTCATTTCCCTCGGCATCTTCAAAAACTGGTTTACCCGCAGAGTCGTATGCTTGAGTTCCATGAAATACTAACATATCAACATTTTGTGGAATAACATTTTGAGTGGCAGGTGTCATTACCTCAATGTTCATAAATCGTTCACCTTCTTTAAATACCTTACTCTTTTGAGCATCACTTAACTTTGAAATTGCAGATTCCAAATCTGTGACCGCACTTACGAACGCATCACGAATATTCTCTGCACGATCCGCAAAAATATCTTCAAACTCGGATACATTGGGTGCGGCTGCTCCTGCGTTCTTTAGATGCCCTTGGTTTCTTGCTACTACAAGTTCACCGTTCTTCCAACTAAACATCAAATTTTGACCATCAAGTTTCTCGGTTACGTCTTTTTCAACACTCAACTCACCTGCCAATGATCTGCGAATTAGTTCTTTTAAATCTGCAAAAGTCAAATCCCTATCATCAAACGGATGACTCATGTGACCGGCCGCGCCACCTTCCGTTAGCAAAGTGGTTTCATTGATTGCATGACCCTCAACCCCCTTATCAATTTCCTTTTCACCATCCTCTGTTTTTTTGGAATCAATCGTATGACCACCACTCAAGTCTTCATCACCCTGTTCGTCATTCTTACGAATGGAGGTCTCAGACCCAATGAAGTCAACAAGTTTGTATCCTGCGGTTTCTGCAACTCCCTCAATAAAAGACACCCATTGTGAATGTGCCTTTGAAGTTTCTTCGGTATTTATTTGATTTGTTGGTGAACCTACATCAAAATTTCCAGATGGGTAAAAGGATACCGCAGGAACTGGACCGGCATAATTTCCCCACTCTCTGTAATCTGCGTTTCTCCCTAGTCCGTTTTTGCCGACCACAAAGTCCAATAAATCATAACCAAGTTGCTTTGCTCTATTTGTGGTATGAGATTCGTATGACGTACCGGGATAATATCCAGCAGGACCATCGTCCACCATTGCCTTGCCCATTCCCATAACGGTACTTATCTCATTTAAAAGTTGTGGAAATGAATCAACAAGTTTTTCAAACTTAGGGTATTCTTGTAAGAAACCTTCAAAAATTTCTTCGTTTTCAAACAAAGTACTAAACTTCTTTTTCAAATACACATAAATCTTTTCGTCATACCAACCGAACAATTGCTCAAATGCTTCTACCCTCTGTGCATCTGTATATTTTGGGCTACCAAGAAGTTCACGAATATATGTTCCGTTTACTTCCTTTCCAAGAACCTTGATGCTCACATGAGGAGCAACAATAAAATATCCGTGCTTGGCATACGGCTCTAACTTGTTTTTGTGCTTTGCATATGACTGATAATATCCAGGTGTTCCATCAACCTTTTTTGTTTTCAATCGTCCCGCATCTTTCGCACCAAATATATAAACAACCGCAGTTGTCTCTGGATCATAATTCTCAAGTAACTCTTCACATACATAGGGGTTTTTGACTTGAACAACATTCTTTACTTTGTGCTTTGTCCATATCATTTTCTTTTCTTTAAAATTCAATGGACTTTTGGTTGCATCTGTTTTGTTACTAGTTGCAACCCATGCTTCATCAAATTGCTTATCCAACCACTTGTATGTTTTGTAGTGGTGCAATCCAGCAGGTTGAAATCTACCTGGATAAATTCCAATCACCTTTGTAATTTTGGGTGCTTCCGTCAGCAAATCACCTAGCATATACTTGGTGAGATCACCTACATAAGACTCTGTGTTGTTATCGGTCATTTACTTTTCAAGCAATTCAGACAAAATTGCGCGGATTTGCTTTCTAAGTTTTTGCTCATGTACTTTGCTGGCCACAAATCTACTGAAATCACCTTGGGACATTCCACCTAGTGTGTCTGCCATTTCGTCGAATCCTTTTCTTTGCAAAAATCTAATTACTTTGTCTTTTGCCTTCAGAATACTTGAATGCAACCCTGACATAAAATCCAGTGCCTTCTTGTATTCCTTTCCTGTTACTTTAATTTCATTTGTTTTTTTCATTTTTGATTCCTCGTATTGAGACATATAAAAATCTTCATCCTGAGCAGCTGCTTGAAAATCTCTCCATGCTTGTTCTGCTTCTTTTCCAACCAGTATCACTTTACCCTTTGGATAATAAAGTATTTCATCACCCTTCTTGAACTTAACACCACCCTTACGCATTCTGCGTTGAACTGGTAATCTTTGCTCACCAGAAACTCCATCGTATTTTGATTTCATCCAAAACGGATCATCTTTATATTTGTTGTATTCGTTTACTTTCATTTTAATCTTCCAAGTATTCTTCGACTTTTCCTGTTTTAATATGACGTTTGCAGGCCTTCTTTTTATCTCGGTGCATATGTGGTGCTTTGTCAAGATATTCTTGTGTGCAATGAAATATATACCCATCTACTACTGGACCTTCACTCGTTTCACCTTCACTATACGCACCAATAAACTTAAACTCTTCTTTTTCTTTTTTCACAAGTTTTGTTGCCAACAATCTTGCCCATCGTTCATTTCCCGACTTGTTTGACGAAAAACTATAAGGAGCATGATTGGGAGCCATTTCAAGTTTCCAAGTTTCACCCAACTTGTCCTCTGCAATCAATTCATCTAGAATGGTATCAAACACTATCGATCTCCTTTGAATTTCAAGGTTCTAATTTGGTGAAAATATTTATTGAGTTGGTTTTTGTCCAATTCTAAACTATCAACAATACGAGCAAGAACTGCAAGATTTCTTCTTTCATTTAAGTTAAACTTATTGATTACATAAATAGAACGACTGAGATGCCTCTCCAGATCCATTGGCAATACCACATCCTCTATGATATCCATATCGAGGTCTTCGGTCACGCGATTGCGTTTATCACCACTTTTGGTCATCTTGTCGTGCTTCATCATCAAACTAATCCACTCTTTTCCAATTGGGTTGCGAATAGGTTGACCAACGAACCTTGCAACTGCTTTTAATATAAACGGAGAAAGATCAAGTTTGCCTGGTTTGGTCTTGCTACGAGTATCTTCGGTGTTGTCCACAATAATAAAGTTTCTTTTAAACACACCTTGAAACTTGCCAAGGTTTTTTTGCACATCTGTCCATACGTCTTTGACAATCTTCCGCGGAAGTTTTCTTGCACGAAATGCATTTCTTTCTTGTGCGACTTTCAATGTAGTATTAACGAATACCATATAACAATCGTACCCAAGTTCCTCAAGTTCTTTCTTCTGCTTAATTATCTTGGAATAGTCATCCCCAGTTCCGTCAACAATAACACCAAGCCTTCCATTCTTATAGTGTTCAAATTGTTTGAGCATAATATTTTTGGCACGGGAGCGAATTGAATTTGGGTCATCACTCGTAATTTGATTAAATACTTCATCATCCAACGAACCCAAATCCAAACTATGACCCGCCCTCTTCAGCAAGTGTTCAAATGAACTATCACTATTGACAATCTTCAACCCACTTGACGATAGTGACTTTGAGGATGGTGCTACATTAAATATGGTATCAACCGTTGCCGATTTACCGGAACCAGGGCCACCTGCAAGAAATACTGCTTTCAAAATACCTGGATCGTATACACCCTCAACTAGAGTAAAATAACCCTTTCGGAGACCTGCTTGAATTAGAGTTTCTTCAAGTTCTTGCTTTTTGTCGGAATTTTCCATAGATACAAACGTCCTTAGATACAATAAATATATATCTAAATATGTTTATATCCCATATTTTATCCGACTATAACCATCTTTAGATTGGATTTCTATAATCTCATCAACCATGTCACGCATAATATCAAGGTGACTGATTACAAGAATAAACTCAAACTGACCTTTTAGGTATGTAAATAGATTAAATACACTATTGATGTTATCT